ACATCTGTACTACTGAACCTAGCTTTGAATGGAATGATGGTAATTCTTCGTGAGAAACCATCTGTTTTATCGCTAACATTTGGCATTTCATTTGCACAGAAAATCTGTGTTGCATAACTCTCCAACTCAAATGGTTGCATGTATTTACGCTGTGCCATAAAGCTGTTACCAGTTACAATTTTCTTAAACTTACTTGCATTGTCAAGATACTTAGCTGAAATATCATCACCAAGGTTGGCTAGTTTGTTATACAATTCTGCAGGCTTGAAAGTATCTTCCAACTCTCTCAAATCCAAAGATGTGTAATTGTCCTTTCCAAGTAATGTTTTAATACAGTTTAGAATTGTTGATTTACCATTGCTACCCTCACCAGTTAGAATAAAGCACGTTTGGAGTGAAGCTGAACGATATACACTATAACCAATCATTTCCTCTAATAATGAACGGATTTGTTTATCATGACAAGCTACTTTGGAAAGTGTATTATCCATAGTATCGTGCTTTGCATCTGGTTTATAATCAATGTTGATTTTATTATTGATTACCAATGCAGGAGTGTATGGTAATAGTTGCATTGTTTCCAAATCCAAGATACCGTTTTTAACACCGATATATTTTGCATCTGCGAATGTTCCTGTTTTTCTACACATCAAGCAAATATATTTATATACCTCTTTACGCTGTGTATCTTTCAACGCAGGGATTTTTGCAAGCATAGCTTTTTCAAAAGCCATTGGGTCATTGGTATACAATCCTGCATCTGTGTAGATGTTACACGTTCCATTAATAAGCATAATATTGTTATTGTTCAACATATAATTACCAAACGTATCGTGTCTAAAATTACCCTTTGCATCATAGAACAATTCTTCACTGAAAGCATCATCCCTTGTAATGGTATCTACTTCACGTTGGGTCAATGGTTCTTTGAAAATGTAACGATTTACGATGTTGCATGTTTTTCTGATACCATCTTTAGTCAAGTTTTTTGTTTGTAGTTTTAGAATATACTCAAATAGAGTATTGTTTCTATTGACACCATTTAATATTTCTGGTTCGTACTTGCTTATTGGAAGTAGAAACTCTGGTAAGCTGTCCAATTCGTTGTATTGTTGTAACCATTCTCTTGTAGTTGTCGTGCTTACTGGAACTTCGGTTGGTACATCTTCCACATATCTTATTTCTTGCGTTGTTTTGGTTGTTTTTAATGGTACAACTCTATCTTTTGTACCCAATCCATAATCTGCAGGAATACCACAGGCACTATAAATGTGGACACCTTGACGATTTACAACTGTGTTTTTGAAATAGAAATGCAAACCTCTACTGGTTTTAAGAACATCGCATTTTAGTTTTTCATCACGAATGATATCAAATAATTTATATGCCCAACCACTATCGTCAATGTCAACTTGAATGTATTCTGGTTTTAACACACCAACGTAATCGCTGTCTGTTGGTGGTTCTGCTAAATATTCACCCCCTTTAATCGCTCCCAATGGTCTTTTACCAATTGATTTGATATATCCTTTGAATAAATTTGCCATTATCGAATTCCCCTTTTCCAATCTTCGTAGGTTAGTTTTTGTTTACTGGTGCTATCTAAGAAAGCCTTTATCTTCTTAGTAGTATACCATATATACCATTCTTTGTCAAGCCACATTGGAACTTTTTTATCCAAAACATTATCATTAGTAATGAAGCAATGGTCGGGTGTATCTGCAACTCTATCCAAACTATCATATTCTTTATCACGATGTTTTTTTAACAATTCCGTATCATTTGGATTTGTAGATGCAAAACAACGATGGACACGTTCGCTCAAAATTTTACCGTTGTGTACTCCATAATCATACTTTCTGCTTATTTTATAAATCTTTTGGAACATACGCAAATCATCACATTCCATTATTGTTTTTCTTGGGTCTGTTCCATATAGGTAATATTCCAATAGGACTTTGTTTAGAATTGGTAGGTTGTAATCCAAATCGTGTTGTTTTTTCGCAACGCTACCTTTGCTTTTTGATTTGCCATCAGCATCTACGATGATATAGTTGTTTACATTTGATTGAACAACTTTTCTATATTCATCATATTCAAGTTCCATTCTAGTGCGTTTACACCATTCATCACAAATAGCCATAATTTCTTCTCTATCTTCATCACGATAAAGTTTAATCAAAATACCGTCTGTGTTTGATTGGATAAGTTCGCATTTACCATACAGTTTATCTAATAGGTCTACCAATAGTAGTTGTCCTGCAATACAAACATTGTTAGCCATCAAAGGGTCATACAGATTATTAAATCTATCTTTAGATGCTCCGAATGTTGAGTTAAGGACGATTTTTCTTGGTTGCTGTCTAGGGTCTTTGTTGCGTTTCATAACAATACGCTCGTCACGAATTTGAGTGTATTTTTTAGGATTGCGAACATTGCGAGATAAGAAATCATATTCAATCATGATTGCAGGATAGTATGAACCAACATCAGCCATGATATACGTTCCCTCACCCATATAATCTGGAATAGCACCATGTAGACCACCAACACCAAATACATGAGGTACACCGTTTATATCTTCCTTAAAAGACATACCCTTATATAGTTCTTCGTGGTCATAACCTTTTGCTTGCATTTCCTTAGCTTTTTTCGCCCACTCCAAATATCTATCTTTCAGATATTCATATCTTCCTAAATCCAAAGTTTCTGGAAATATTAAATCAAACTCGTCATTTCGTTCCTGTTTAACAGCACCTAATATAATGGCTGAAATCTGTGCTTTGGTTTTACTCAATGCAGTAGAATTTAATCCAAACTCTTGTACCAGTCCAACATGGCTATCCCACTCTGTTTTATTTCTTAGGAATACTTCAAAGGTTTCCATAACATCGTGAAAGCAATATTTTTCGGTTTCAAGTTTTTCATCATCAGTTAGTTTTCTGTCAATATCAAAAGGTACAGTTGTTTCTCTAATATCGTGTCCCATATAGGCTTCTAGTTCTTTTAATGATTTAGCACTATACCCAGAACCCACTAGAGTATCATAGTTAATAATTGGAAATTTTATCAATTCCCTTGAAAACATAAAACCTTTTTGGTCTTGGTTGATAATCCAATCTGACATTTCATATGGATTAAAGTCACACAAGATTGCTTTTGCTATCCATTGGTCATAACCTCTACTGTTATATCCAACCCAAACCTCGTTTTTGTAATGCTCATAAAACCGTTCAAGTGTTTCTTTGCTGTTCCAAATCTTGTACTTTTTCCTAGTATTTGTATCTAACCAACATATTAGCCAGTCATGTTTAAATACTTCAAAGTCATATATAATTATATCAATTACCCCCTTTTCTGATATGTAAAGAGTAGGTTTTACCCTACTCTCTTGTGTGTATTATACGAATGGAAGTGGTTCGTTATTTTCTTCCATATACTCTTTGGTGTAGTAAATGTTTGGATATTTCTTATCCTCGTTCCAGTGTTTACAGGTTACTACTACCTTTTTACCTAGTTTAGCTTTTGCAATTTCTTCTGCGAATTGTGGGAAATCATCAAATACGATTTCTGAATCTGTAATCAAGTTAATAAAATCTTGACATTTTGCAATATTCTCTGGAGTTCTATCTGGATTATTGCTTTGTAGATACATGATACGCTTCATGAAGTTTTCTGTTTCCAGATTTTTAAACTTAATAGCTACCATTGGTTGTGCAGATTGTGTTACTCCCAACTCAATTTCCAAAACCTCTAGTTTATATTGACCATCTTCCCAATCGTCATATTTTTCTGGTTTTGCTTTCAATACCTCGTCTGCTGTTGCCATACCTGCAAATTGTTCCCAAATGTTTTCATTCATATTGTTTTCCTCTTTCTTTCATTAAACATTGTTTTGACTTCTTACTTAGTATACCATAGTTATTAGCGTTTGTCAAGTGTTTTATTTGATAATTTTAATAGTTTTACCAAGTTCTCTGCAAACTTCTCCAAGTGTCATTTCAATTTCAATAGGTCTTTTCCAAATTACTTGTAGTTCATCATCGTTAAAAATACTACCTAATGTGTAACCTTTTGTTTTATATACAACATCAATATCGAAATTTTCATAAGAGGGTGATTTCAAATCATCATTTCTATCACTTATATTTCCTGCAAAATACTTAGTATTTTCTTCCATTAGATGGTTATTAATTACAAGGCATTTAGTTCCATTTTTAAGTTTTACAACCATACCATTTTCAATATCTTTTTTACTAAAATTTTTCATTTATATTTCTCCTTTTTTTTTTTTATTGTATACTTAGTATACCATATAATTTGTTATTTGTCAACCATTTTTTTAAACTTTTTTCAAATAAGTTGCTTTCATATCTGCCATGTGAGTTAATAGAACTAGTGGATACATTTCATATGCTCTACCCAAAGTGTTCCAGTCTTGCTGACCACTGTATGCTCCCATATGCCAACGAATAGCCATCATTTCTTCCATTGAGAGGTTCATCATACTAGAGATAAGCAAAACGCTTTTTTCTCCGTGACCTAGTGGTAGTTTATCATCTACTGTGTAGAATGGAACTTGAACCCATTTACCATCAACTTTTTTGTTTCTCATTTCAGTTGTGTAGAAATTGACTTTGCATATATCGTGTAGTAGAGCAACCAATGCGATAGTTTCTTTTGGTGTATCTGCTACTTCTGGCATTTTCTCCAATTCTTGGAATACACGGACTGAATGTTCTACCAAACCTCCTTTATAGCTTTCATGAAATCTAGTTGATGCAGGTGCTTCAAAGAAGTCTGTACGTTCCAAATATTCTAGTAATTGTTTTGCACCATATCTTGTAATGTGGGTGTTATACAATTTAATAAATTCTTCTTTATAATTATTCAAATTAAATCCTCCAATGTCATTATTTTAGTTTCGGTTTGTTCACTGATACATGTTTTGCATTTACCACATCTATCTGGAATGATTAAACCTTGTCTAATCTGATAGTAGCGTTCCACACGCTGTTTAACTTCAAATAATACGGCATCCAGATGGTATTGTGGGATTTGAACAATAGCACTATTCAGTGGTTTCTTCTTTTCCACAGCACAAATAAAAGTTGGTAATCTCTCACCTGTGTTTTGGTACACAATCTCTTGATAACAAGCCATTTGGATATCATATCCCCAAGGAGTAATGAAGTCAATAAACTCACCTCTACGATTTGTTACATCTGCCATTACTTTTAAATCGTTAATTGCAACACCTTTGGAGTAACTATCCATCTTAATTTTGAATGGTACACCCTCAATTTCACCAGTCATTACCGTTTGTTTGTCACCAGACATAAATTGCATAAATACTTTGTCATTTTCAATGTATCTGCAAATTTCCTCTGCCAACTTAAATTCGCTTTTTAACATTCCTTTGGTTTTTCCACGGCTAGAATAGATGTTCGGATGTTCTTCTCTAAATTCATCTAGTGTACCCTCAATCCACGCATCAACATAAGAACCTATTAGCATACTTGGTGTCGGTTCGCCAAAAGGCTTTGTACCTGCATATTCACAATGCTTATACTTCTTGTATGAGGACACAGACATATAGTGCGTATCCTCATAATAAGCCTTTCCAAGTAGGTCTGTTGGATTAGTCAACTGAACTTAGAATATTCTTACCTAACCAACATATTCCAATAATTCCGTTTGGCACACAACTATACTCAATACAATATGGTATATTTAATGCTGATAGAATAGACCATGTGAATAGGTTAATCAACACAAAGTACACCAAAATACCTAACAATACATTTAAAAATCTCATTTAACTCTCCTATTCCAATTTTCAATTGCTTCTTTTTTAGTTTTTCTGTAACCACCAGTAGCACCACAACCTGCGTTTGTAAACGGACAAACTACTGTGTAATATCCACAATAATCTGGATTATCACTCGATTCTTCGTTCAGTTCATAATCTGTCAATGCTACTGGATTAGGTCTACCACAATGTGGACATTTTTTCATATTATTCACCTTTCTCATATGGGTTAACAACTTCTGTTACAACCTCATCACTAACGTCCATAACCTCATCATCCGTTTGCACACCCATCATTAGGTCTGGACAATATACTCTTGCGAACCACGCATATGCTCTATATCCAAGCATTAATTGTGGCATTGTTTTCCACTTACTGCCTGTTTTTGTAGACCATCCCTCTGCCTTTGCTACACCCATTGTTACGGCAGAACCAGTTACAGTCTTTCCACTACTAACTCTAGTTGCTGTTACATATGCACCCCACGCATCAGACATTCTGTGTTGCTTGCGTTTTTCTGGGTCTGTGATGTTTTCATCTGTGTAATGCAATTCAATATCAGTGTATTTTTTATTGTTCATCAGCATTGTAGCAATCGCTTGACCACTCCAACTAGGTTTACCTTGAACAACATAGAGATTTTGCATTACCATCATTACTGGAACATTCATACGGTTTGCTAGTTCCAAAGCAATGAAGCAGTTTTCTTTTTTACGCTGATAGGTTTGTGGAACAATTGTACTCATGGCAAGCATTTCAGACATTTCCATAATATTTCCGAATGAACCCTCTAAGGCTAATTCATTTTTGGTTTCTTCAACTGGTGCTAAAACTTCTGTACTCATAATTAAACCTCCATTTTAAAGATACTGTTAGTTTCAGTTGCGATTTCCCAATCTTCCATAGCAATGTTTGAGAATGTGTATGGGATATCTAACACATTTCTAATATTTAACATTGTACCCTCTCTTGTATAAATAACAATCTCACCGTCTTTATACTTCCAATATCCTGCCCACTTCTTACGTTTGATTGGGTCACCACTGATAAATGCTGTAAAAACTTCATTAAATTTCATATTATTTACCCTCAACAATCTTAATATTTTTACCAAATACTTTGCAGATTTCAGCCATTGTCATTTCAACTTGTTCTGGTTCACGTTTCCAAATACATTTTAGAGAATTTCTTTTTAAAGCGTCATTTATTGGTGTATCTGGATATTCATATACGGCGATTATATCAAATGAACTATCAACAAAATTTGTTAAATCAAAACAAGTAGTTCCCAAATGATATTCAATACCTCTTGGTTTACCATTCAACCAAAGTGCTTTTACACCATCTCTTCTCTCCACAATCATTCCATCTTTCAAATCACTTTTCCCAAATACTTTTTTCATATTTTATTTCCCCTTTCTTTACTGTAATGCTATTATACCATACTATTTACCGTTTGTCAACCTCTTTTTAAAAGTTTTTCTCGTAATCCATAATATAGTATATCGTGTATAACCATAGGACTTTCATCTTTACCTACAAACCATACTGGACAGTCGTATCGTGCCGAGAATGACTGTATACTCGCTCTCACAGCCTTTTCAGATATCTTTGACCTGTAACTTTCGTTGACCACTTTCTTCCAAGTTGCGTTCTCAACAACCAAGTGCATTTTTGTGTCAGCTTCTCTCGCTCTTTGGAACTCTCTGTGGAATCGTTCCCGTCCACTAGTAAAGTTTCCAACAATCTCGTTCAAGCTGTTTTTCTTTTCAACACATATACATCTATTGAGGTGTTTGTATTCTTCCATATCAATCTCAAAAGTGTAGTCACCGTGATTTACAGTTGCCACAGCATATCGTATATTGTTCTGTTTGAAGTAATCCAGTAGATGTTGATTTTTCTGTTCTCTCGTGTCCACTATGATTATCATGTTTCTTATTATATCAGCAAATTGCTTATCTGTCAACCCCTAATTCCTCCTTTAATTTTTTTCTTATTGATTTTAGTATCCTAGACACATGAACTTTATCATGACCAATAACTTCGGCTATTTTTAAATTGGTGTATCCTCTAGCTTTCAACTTAGCCACAATCTGTTCTTTTTCATTCAGACAATCCAAAATCTCAATCGTATCGTCCATATATTGATATGTTGGAGTTAGTTCATCGCTGTATTCACATGTTACTCCATCACGCTTTTGATATTTCTTGGCATCAACTTCTTTTAGATAATCTCTATACATAAGTGTAAATGCGAATGTGGAAAAAGCACCTTTGCTTTCATCGTAGTTTTCTACGGCTCTACATAATGCTATTGCCAATACTCCATAATTTTCTTCCAAATTTATGTGATATTTATGTGCAACGTCAAAAATTAAATTGTGATTATCAGTTGTAAACTTTTGTTGTTCTGCATTTAACATTTTTCAAACTCCTTTCTTGTTTCTTATATTGTATATATTATATCATACTTTTAAACATTTGTCAAGTCTTTTTTGAAACTTTTTTAAATTATTTTTTAACGCCAACAGACTAACTAACAGATTACGCTAACAGTATGCTCTTCACTCTTATATATATTATACTCTCTCTAATCTATTCTTTTATTACTTTCTTCTGTTATTTGTTAGTAAAGAAAATAAAATAATAGTAAATAGTTATAAAAACACCCGAAAATAGGGTAAAAACTGAACTTTTTTGATACAAAAATGACTAACGGATGAAGCTAACAGAATGACTAACAGTAACAATGTTTTTATACATTAAAGTATTAAATTGATATAAAGTTAACAATTTATTTACATATATAGTTGTTCGGAAATAGTTTGAAAGCTGTCTCGGAAATAGTTTGAAAGTAAAAATCCCCTAAACCGAAGTAAAGGGGATTTGTTTTATCCTATTTTAAATACATTAAAAATTGCATTTTCCATTGTAATATTTGCATTAGCTTTAATATAGAAATCTAATGTGTCATTTTTACTTAACTTTTCAACTGATTGCGATGTTAATTCCTTAACATCATTAGCATTACTTAAAACATTTAATGTCTCAAATGCAAGTGCAGGTGTACCATTTTTACCACCAGTCATTGTTACACCAACTCCACCAGAACCAGATTTGACAGATGTTGTAACTATTAACATAACTGTAATATCTTCATCACCAATATAAGTTGCTTGACCACCAGAATATTCAAAATTAACTGGGTCAATATTTGGAACATATTGAACATATTGTGTAGGAGATTTATAACTACCATCACCAACAATTGGCTCTGGTTGAGATAAATTTAACAATAAACTAGCATTAAATACACTATGGTCTACTTCTAAACCTGTAAATTTTGATTTATACATTCTTAACCCTCCTTTGGAACGTAGAATGGTGTATCATCTACAGTAAATATTTCATATCCACCAACACCATCTTTAACTATAAATAATTCTTCTGTCGCTTTAGAAATTATATGCTTATCTAATTCTAAACCCAAACCTAATTCTGGCATAAAATTACCTCCTTAAGCATAATAACCAATCATATCACCACTTGATAATGTAATTGAACTCCATAAACCATAAACAATAAGACCCTCTGGAATAGCAACAAGTGATGTTAAATCAGCGTTAGATACACCCTCGTCAACTTGTGCTGAAACAACACAATCACTCATAGCATATAAACAAGTAAAAATTTTATCATCATCTGCTTTTACTTCTGATGTGCCTACAATTGCTTTAGAACCATTCTGACCAAACGCAGTTTTCTTAAAATCGTTTATTCTTTTATTCATTATAAAACTCCTTTTTTAATGAGTACAGGCATAAATGAAAAACATCGTCAATTCAATAAGAAAGGCATAATACCACCTATTTGATGTTTTAATCTGTTGGTGTAAAATTTCATATAATACATATGATTCATTTTCACCAGAAATTCGGCTCATTTTACCCTCCCTTTTTAAATCTTCAATGTTAATCTTTCATCACCTTACCTTTAATTTCATCTAAAGTTTCACGAATCATTGGTAATTCTTTAGATAATGTATCAATTATCTTGTGTAATTTAGCTTCTCTCTTTTCATTTGATTTAATTTCATAATATACCATTGCAAAAAATGCAAATGTTATTAAACCAAATACTCCAAAATTTGCATAGGTATTTGTCATTAGTTCTAAAGGCATTTAAATCACCCCTTATTCAACTTCTGCTTATATACTTGGTGTACACCAGTTGATGCTAGACCACTTGCAATACCCACTGCAACGCTTGTAATGGGGTCAGAAGCAGGGAAATCTGGCATACCAATATAGAATGCTACACAACCTAAAATACCACCTGTAACGCCACACACAATGGGAATTAGATTATCATTATTATACTTAGTTGCTTTTACAATAGAACCCATTAGATAAGAGATTACCGTAATCCCAATAACATTTGTTAAACCAAAATCCATTATTTACCTCCATTAAATCTATAAAACATTGCCCAAATTTCTTCTCGTGTAACAGGGTCTTGTGGTCGTTCTCCATCAGAAATACCATTATCTTTAACCCAAACTTGTGCATTTTTAGCAAAGTCACTAACTTTCTGTTCTTTCATTTTTTCATTCTCCTTATACTTAGGCATCAATGGAACATTTTTATTAGTAGATTGTCTATTATTATCCCACTGAATATGACAGTATTCAACAAAAGACTTCCAATCGCCTGCCCATGAAAATCCATATTTTTTAGCAATTTTAGCACATCTTCTAAAGAATTTCATATCACTCCAACCTTTGGAACGACTATAAAAATCTATAGCCAAACCTGCACCATGATAGGTTGTATATTTTGCGTTAGTGACGATATTACCCTCTCTAGTGCGTCCTTGTTCATACAGATATGCTTGATATTCATTGTCCCTCAAAGTGTTGCTTATTTCAACGTCTAAGCCTTGTGAACGGCATTCAGCGAGCCATAGATTAACATTATAAGCAACATCTTCTCTTAAATCGCTAATTTTTCTACTATTAATCATTTACTCACCTACATTCAAATAATTAATAATTCTATATGCAATAACTGCCATTTCTTCCCTACTAATAGAATCTTGTGGTCTAAAGTAACCATCACTACCAGTCATAATTCCAGTTTGTTTTAGAAAATAAACAGCGTCTTTTGCCCAACTAGCAATATTAATATCATCATTATACATTTCATTTACCTCCATATATTTACAAATATCAATTGTCGATGGTTCTGGTAGAATTACCATTCCAAAACCAGTCTTATTATCAAAACCAATTTCTTTCAAATCTACTGAATTATCTTTTAAAAATTCATACATTTTTACATAACTTAATGGTTTCCCAGTTTTTTCAATAAAGAAATCATTTATTAAAGTAACCATTCCACAAAGAATTGGTGCTGAACAACTTGTTCCACTAAAATTAATTTGTAAACTAGTATCAACCATACATGGAGCAGAAAAATCAATATATTCTGAAACAGATGAAAATTGAGTTGGAACTGGGTAATAGTTATCTTTAGATGAATCATAACGTAAATAATAAGCACCAACGCTAATTACATTATCATAAATAGCAATATCATTATAAGATTGTTCATTATCATTACCAATTGAAGCTAACAATGTAAATTCATCTAAATCAGATAAACTTCCAAAATCTACATTTTCACTAGTATATGACATAAACATTGACGTTAAATTATTACTATTTACAAAATCCCTAATAAAAGTAATATCTCTGGAAAAGTATTCATTGTCTTTACCACAATAAACCAAACTAGCATCTGGTGCAAATTCTTTGAAAATATCAGCTGTATTGGTAGCATGGTCTTGGTTTTTATACAAATTTTCACCAGTACCAACAATACAGTTTTTACCAGTATATCCCAATTCATGCCACCTTGTTACACCTAGAAAATCTCTGAAATAATCATTACTATCACGCATTTGTTGTACCCATAATATCAAGTAACATATTATATTCTTCTTTTGTAAGTTTACCAACAGCATAAAAGATATCAATTTTATCAATTAAACCAGTCGGAATTTCGGTTAGTTTCAACAATTCTTTTAAAACATTAAATAACATCTTCAATCCCCATTTCCATAATTAGTAATTTGTATTCTTGTTCAACCAACATCAACATTATAATATCATTAATTGTTGTCGTCTTTGGTACAATTTTCTTTGTTGATATTACCATTTAATAACCTCCCCATGCAATACCGTTTAAAACATCTATCCCAAGAATTTCAGCTTTAACGTAAATTGATGATACTGTAAAGTTTACATCTTTAATCTCCTCTAACGTGATTGGTAACCAAGTTGAACCATTTTGTGATACAAAGTATGATATAGTACCATCACTAGTTTGAACTTCTGAAACAACACTAATGACACTAAATGGCTCACTTGCAGTACTGTTCCAAACAAGAGTTGCTTTTTGTCTATAATTTACAGTGAATCGCAAATCGAATGCTTCACTTATCCAACTACCATCATATTTATATGACTGACCATCAGCATAAACATTACTGGATGTTCTAAAAGCTTTATAATAGTTACTTGTACTATATGAACCAGTTCTTGAAATCTCCAAGAAATAAGTCGTGTTAGCCTGTAAACTAAGTCCTACACCACTGAAATAGAAAGTACAGAATGACGCAGATAATGAAATAGTACTACCTGTTATAGTATTTACAGATGTCGCCAATAGTGTTGCTTTATCACTTGCGTAAACCTTTAGTATAATATCATCACTAACAGTACCAACACGACGCATTTTGGTTACTATTGATAACACATAAGCATCCTCGCTAAGTCTAAAAGTCTGCCCTGCTTTCGCACCGAAACTACTTTGATATCCTACAATATTGAAAACCTCGTCATCAGTGGGTTGTGTTAATAAATCCGCAGTTGTATATACTCCACCACCTCCAGAGAACTCATAGTTACTACTCATTCCAGTATTCAACATACTGTCATCGTCAAGTAAATCACACCACGCATCTATATTTGAACTATTAAGTGTTAAGTTCAACATAATTTGCAAATCCCTTAACATCAAATTCTTAATAATATCTCTATTTTTATCAGAGATAACTTTAGAAGCGTGCAATATTTCAAAAACATCATTCGGTACTGCGTTAGTACCCAAGCCAAATAATGTGGCTACTGCGTCTGTAAGGAATGTTGCTTTATTCAATGGTGTACCTTGTTCTAAAATGCCACTAGGATTAAAACCATTCATATCTATTGGAAAGTCACCATCTATTAGTTTTTGTCTAGCTTGTTCCCAAGTATCAGTAGGACTAATTGCAGATTTTAGAAATCTACTATCACCAGTTCCATTTTTTATAAAATCAGTCATTTAATCAACTCCTATTCTCCACAATTAATTTCCCCAGAATACCAAAATGAAGTTATCATTAGATTTAAATATCTATCTATTTGGTAAATATCCCATTCTAAAGCATTCGTTTTAACATAATCCATAGTATTTACATATTCAATAGTAATCCATTCTGGAATAGTATAAAATGCTGTTTGTAACGCATCTATATTAGACCTAATGCGATTTAATTCTTCTAAACTAAATAAATCTGTAATAACCCAATCAGTTTTAACATTTACATCTACTACATAAGCATAACTTGTCAATAAAGTTGCAAGTGTAGAAGTATTATTTTCAATTCTATTCAAATCAATAATATTTAATGAACCTTTAATTATATTACTACCAACAGTAAGATTAAAACTATCAGAACTTACCAATTGGTCTCCATCAGCAAGTAAATTTAAAGGTTCACCAGTTAACCAAAATGCTTTTTCATATGGTAATAAACTATCCCAACCACTGGCGATTATTTTATCATGTAGTGATTGCAAGTAATAAACATCTGATGATGTTCTATCATAAATAGGTTTAATTAACATTTAAACACTTCCTATTGTAACCAAAGTATTAGCTAAATCGTGTTGTTCAGCCATGAGCCAACTAGCAGACCTAACAATATTTGATATTCTAAATTCATCTATAGTATTACTATAGGTTGCTGCAGTGCTAGTTCGTCTTGACAACTGCAATACTCCCTCACTCGTTGCTCCACCATAACTATCAGTAACAGTAGATACTGTTCTCAACTCACCGTTAACATATGCTTGAAAATCAGTTGTAGATGTAAATGTCAAATTTACAACAAGTCTATCACCAACATTAGACGTAGATAGTATATCGTTACGTTTTTCATGAGTAGAAACAATACCACTCATACAAAAGAACGTGCCAATTCCAGAATAATAGGGCATATAGCTTAGATTAATGGCAGAAGTACTATTAAAATATTCAATCATTCTAGGATAACCAATATTAGAATCAATTGTATGTGCAAATGAGAAAGTCAATGGGAAGTTCAAAGTCATTGAAGTACGATAATAGTCATTTGTATTATTAGTGAATTTAGTTCTATTGTGCAATACACCATCTTCAAGAACAATTGGTGAACCATATTTGTCAAATGTATGACCATTAGTACTATCAGTTAAATTAGAACCCATGTGATGCACCAAATCATAATGGGTATCCCAAGCATTGATTTTATCAGATTTATCAGTTGCACTTCCAATATATAACCCAAAAACAGTATCAGTTACGGATGAAATCGTTGGTAATTTAACATAAAAAGATGCTTTTTTATTTACATTATCGTAGTTATCTCTTTCAAAATATAATTCAATATCATTCATTTTAAAATATATATCTGTACCATCTGAACTAGCAGATGTAAAATCGAAATTTCCACTATTCAAGATTACAGTTACAGTAAAATTGCTCAATGTACCACTAATCTTTGTAGAATCAATCGTAATTGGGATGAAATTATCTCGCATCTGTGATGAAATTGTTCCAAATCTTGTAATTAACATTATACCAATGCTCCAATCAATAACCAAGTTGAGATATCTATTTTCTTTAATGTTACTGCTCCATATAAATCAGATATAGTTTTTTTAGAATCAATACTGTGTATAATTACACCACTTTCTACTATTGTAACACTACCAGTATTATATTGAACTAATACTATTTCAGAACCAATTGGTAAACTAGCATTTACAGTAAAATTCATAGCTGATGAATTATTACATAGTACAATTCTATTAACATGTGAAGATGAAGCTGTAGTACTACCAGATATAATACTAATTGGAATAGTTTCTAAATTATCAACTCTACTATCTAATGATAATATATCACTTGTATTTGTTGATATATCACTTGTATTTGTTGATATATCGCTTTCATTTTGTGTAACTTTATCTAATTGGTCTTGAACTTCTTGACCAGTATAACTTAAATTAAAATCAGCCAATTTTATTCCTCCCTTAAATAGCAACTACTTTTGTTTTACCTTTTAAAGTACCATCAAAAGAAATTGTATTTTCTATAATTTTACCAGTAATTGTATCTTCATCAATATTTTGGAAAGTAACATCATCTTGAACATCCAATTGTGGAAAACCACGTTGGTCAAAACTATATGAATGTTGATGTGCAAATAAATCTGATTGAAATGTAACCCAGTTAGCACAGGTTGTCAAATCTGAAATAAGAGTATTTGAAACCGATATATCAGAACCTTGTGGATTTACATTTACATTATAAGCTACTTCTGTATATTTCAACAGAGAACCCCTTACCTTTATTGTACCAGAACCAGTCACATTTATTAACATCTTAGAACCAAAAATTGTTGGAGAACCATTAACTGTAAGTCCTACATTAGTATATGATATAGAACTTGCAGGTTCATAGTTAACAATAACATCTAAATTTGTTGCACCACTAATGTCTACACTAGCTATTTCTGAATCAGCTTCTAATGATACATCATAATATTTAGAGTAAAAGTTTTTGATTCTCGGAATACTTTTGAAAGTAGGGTCTGTGATACTATTTGAAAGTGTAAAATCAAATTCAGTTGTACCAAAAGTAACAGGTTCTATCTTAATTTTACCATCACGTTGAATATTAAAATTACAATTACCTGCATTTACTAATAACTGCAAACATTCTTTACAACTCATATTATACAGCATAACTTTTGTTGTTATACTATTTAAAGAAGAATCAATAATAAACTTATCTTGGACACCTGCGAAAGTAATTACATCTGTAATTAAATCAGCTAATGAATGTCCACCTACATAATAAATACCCTCGTCATAAATAGTATTTAAACCTACCAATAAAGATTGAGTTTTAAAGTTTATTAGTTTGGCTACACCACCATCTGTAACTTGTGCTTCACCAGTGGTTAAATCTAAACACATTGGAATCCATTCAATACTATTATCATCTAGTGTTTGACCAATAAAAAATGCAACTTCTTGACCTGCTTCTAAATAATCCAAATAGTTAGATGGATTTTCTGGGTCATAATTTCTATCAATATCAAGAATTTCAAAGTTAAATTCATTTAGTGGTAATTCAAAAGAGTTAAGTTCTATTGATTGTTTTAACTCACACTTGGTAATATCTTCTGTCGCAAGGTTAATTAAAATACCATAAATTAATTTATTAAGTCTAATACGTCTATAAGGAATTGCAGTTTCTTTAAATTCAAAAACTATTTTATCAATATCATCCATTTGAGTTGGAACAACATAAGCAGAACTAGTATTTGGTGTATAATCATTATTATAAGATAAAGAAACACCATTATATGCCTTAATATTAAATAATGATGGATAACTATTTTTTATTGTATCAAAATCAATTGTTAAACCTGCTAAACTCGTAACTTCACTAAAAGTTATTGTAATAGTTGGATTTGTATTAAACGTTCTATCAATTTTAGACATTTCAGAACTAACATAACCTTGTGGAAAAGTATCATCAATAGCTTTTACAATACCTAAATCATTTAATATAAATCTGTTAGGTTCTAAAGTTTCATATGTTTTTTCGACAGTAAATCCAATATTATCAATTTCAGTTACATCAGAGAATCCCAAATGCCCATTATCCACCAAAGTAGATAAAGATGGAGCATCTGGGTCTACTAAACCATACGTTATTCTAACATGAGATTCATCCCTAAAAGATTTATTCAATGCAGTTTTTGCTTCATTTGATATAGTATACATACAGACACTCCTTTCTTTAATAACCCATATCTATCAAGTTTACTTTACAATTTCGATATGATAATTCTTCACCAGTAACAGAATCTATTTCATGGACAACAGCACTTTCATTACCCCAATACATCTTTCGTTCAACAAAGTCATTACTTGGATTATCCCAAAATCTAACTGTAACTTCAAATTCATCTACTAAACCTTGTATTGTTCTCCAATCCGAAGCGTTTAGATATTTCCATTCCAAGTTATCTATTTTAGTTAATCTACGATTAATCTTTTGAGCAACTACTTCACCTTTCGCATTTCGCTTACTATCAACCAGTTGTTGTCTGGCTTTTGATAATCCCCTAGCAGGATAGGGGACTTCAACACCATTTACTGTTATATATGCCATTTAAATCCTCCTATCTTGCAAACTCTGGGACACCAAAGTTAACACCTTTATTCTTCTTAACTTGTTCTTGATTACGATAAATGACTTCACCATCCAAAGTAATAGTCGGAACACTACCTGTCATATCAACTTCACCCATAGCATCTTTTGTTGCTGAATAAATAGCATCGTACATTGCTGTAACAAATCCACTATTTTCCAAAGGCATTACGGTTGTTTTATTGTTATAAGAACCTAGTAATTCAGCTTTACCACCCTCACCTGCTTCAAAGACTGAACCACCATCTAACATACCACCACGGGCAAGTCTTGGAATATGAACTCTACTTAGATTAAAACCAAATTCTCCACCACCGAGCCATTCTGGAATATCAAATTGAATTTTATTAATATTATCAATCATTTTATTGACAGCAGATTCAACTATTGTAATAGCACCATTAAACGCTCCTCTAAACATTTCTTTAATACCATCACTGAAACCCTTACCTAAAGTAAGCCATTTCTCTTTAGTGAACCAAGGTGAAATAGTTTCATCCCACCAAGTTTGCATCATAGTTTTTGTTAAATCTATAATTTCAACTAACCAAAGTCTAAAACGTTCAATTAAAATATTTAATTTTTCTATCCATCTAACTGGATTTAAATATTCAAAACACCATTCAATTGCTTCTGAAAATTTATCTTTAATTGTAATTTTCATTTGCTCAAACTCTTCATCTGTCATAATTCCTAACGCTCTAACAGCAAGGGATACCCCCTCAAAACCAAGAACCAATAATCCAAGTGGAGCAGATGGTCCCATTAATAGTGCTAAACCACCAATTATAATTAAAAGGTCTGTTACATCAATAGCAGCTTCGTCAAGTGCAGTAGTAAAATCTTCTTTGAATTGTCTAATATTTTCCATAATTTCTGGTGGAATAACTTTAGCAACTTGTTCTCCAACCCATTTAAAACCCTTACCAATTGGTGTTAGAATTTTATCATTTACAACACCCCATACAGTTGTGAATAAATCACCAACACGTTTAACACCTTTTCTAAACGCTTCATTGTTTTGCCATAAATCATAAATTCTACCTACCATTAATGTTAGTACACCTGCAATAAGCAAAATAGACGGTAACGCATTCATAAATGTTGCAGAAAATCCTGCCATCCAAGGAAACATTGTTTTTAAACCCATTCCAATACCGAAACGTTTAAATACAACAAGTGCTTCACCAAGTCTAGTTATAAATGGAGTAAGCATTGTGGTTGCCATGCCAATACCTTTTCTGATTATAATACCAGTCCATATAGCACCAATAACAATACTTATATCTCTTATTTTTTCAAGATTAGTATATGTTTTATCTAATTCCCAAGTTACTTCACCAGTTTCTTCATTAGTTCGTGCTGTAAAACCTAACCATTCCATAATACTAGTTTTTATATCATCAGCTTTTTGTTTAACACTTGCTAATTTAGAATCATATTCATCTAAAATTTCTAATGAACCTGCACCAATACCACCGAATCCACCACCTGCTCCACCACCTGCAGTTGGAATTGTTATAGCATTTAATTCATCAAATGGAGCAGAAATATTTTTCATTTCTTTTTTTAGTTTTCCAGTTGATTTAGTAACATCATCTATACCACCAGAAACTCCACCGAATTTATCTTCCATATTTTTAGCATCTAATTCAACAATACCAAAAACAGCACCTAAAATAGAAAATAATTCAGTTAGAGCCATTACAAAACCACGAATATATGGTACAACTCTACCAATCATTGGAATAAATACACTAGATATGGTACGTCCAAGTGTAATAAAGTTCTCACCAAGTAATCTAATTTGGTTTGCAGGTTGTTCAATAGTACGAGCAAAGTCACCATTAGCACCAGATGCTTGACGCATAGCAACAGCCATACGAAGTTGCATTTTTTCGCCTTGTGACATTGTTCTAACACTTTTTGTAATTCCATGACGTAAAGCTTCTTGTTGTAAGGATGCTTCTGTCAAGTCAAGACCATATTTATAAACTGTTTCAGTTTGACCAATCATACCAGAACGTAAGTCACCCATAACTTGTTCAATTGGAATATTAAACAATGAAGATAGGTCGAGAGCCATTCTAGTAGCATTTATACCAAGAGTAGTAGATTCATTAGATGCCATACCCATTGATTTAGCTAATAGTGTAAATGTACCAGTAGCTTGTCGTAGATTTGTCAAATCCAATCCACTTAATTCTGCTAATGCTTTTAGTTCTTTATCTGTTTCTTCTGCTAAACTACCCATTGAAACTTCAAACATATTAAGAATTTCAATAGCGTCCATACCACTTTGGAACATTCCTGCAAAAGATTGTGCTAGTTTATTCATAACAAAGAAAGTAGCACCACGTTGAAGCATCTTCATACTAGTGGACATTTCATTAAAACTCTTACTTGCTCTATTAGCATCTTGTGTTATATTACGAAGTGAACCACGCATTTTATTCATAGCGTTGTTCATTGCTTTTGAATTACCAACATTATTTTTAAAAGCGTTACTTAAAGATTTCAAAGCAGTTGTAGTCTTTTTAAAATCATTAGTAACCTTAAAATTTATATTATCAGCCATTTAATCACCCCTAAATTGAGTATTTACCTTTTTAATATGCTGTAAAATTTTATCTTGTAATTGCTTACGTTTTTCTTCCTCACTCAATGGTTTATCTGCCATAAATGGACGTTCTGGATATTTTGCTTCTTTTGAAAATGAACTGCCAATTGCTTTTGCAATATATAAACCTTGTCTCCACAAAAGTTCATCTTCTCTTTGTTCTTTCAAACTAAAAGCCTTAACAAAAGGGGTTAGGGTTTTGGGGGATAATTCCCAAAATTCCCCATAATCAACCCCCATTATTAAGGCATCTGGTAAAATCTTTTCGTTTATTAATTCCAAAGTACTTTTGTACTCTCCAGTAGTATCGCTTGTGGATGGCTCATTTACTTCTGGAGACTTTTGAAAAAAGAACTTTCCTCCAACTCTGCCATCAAAAGTTGAACGAGTTCAGATAGTGATTGACCATCCTCAACATACGTTTCTAGTAACTCACTTGTAACACCGATAGGTACTCTATTTTTACGGTCTGTATTCAACGCACCATGTAATAGAGTTTCTGCCATGTTAATGAGCATAAAAGGCTTAGTTTCCAAAGATTCTAGTACAGACAAATCAAATTCATCCATGTGTTTAAAAGAGTTAAATGTATAATACAGTTCATACTCTTTATTTTTAATTGTTACAGTCATATCATAATTCTCCCTTTAAATTAATTGTTACGCAAGTGGTTCAATAGCAGTAGATGCAGAACATACAACTGTCATTTTACGAACTTCACTAACAGCACCACCATTGGTGAAAATATCAATCATACCAGACCAACCAAATTTACCATCAGTACCAGTATCATCTCCAAAATAAACTGCCAATAGATATTCGTCAGTCAGAGCATTGATAGTATCATATGTTGCTTTAACATAGTTACACTCAAAGGAAAGTTCTGGTGCTTCTTGAATATCATTTATGAACGTTTTCATAATTGTTTGTGAAAGGTCAGTAGTATCCAGTTTAGCAGGTGCAGAACCCATATCTGGATAGTTTACAATATCCACCAATTTTGTATAAGTTAGACCATCATCAGTAGAATACATTAGAAAAGTTCCTGCTGTAGAAAGAGCCATATTGTGTTACCCCCTATAAATTACATCATTTTTACTTATCGTTCCAGAATAACGCATTGTAATTCTGTAAACTGTTTTGTCGTTGAAATTCTTCATTGGTCTTGAAAAATCTCTATTAAAACCGTAATAACCACTCATAATATCATCTACATCGTTTCTAATAGCTTTACCATCAGTTTCCTTTGTACTGGAGTTTGTGTAGATATCAATTTGATATGAGGTATTACTATGTGTTTCACCAGTAGTATCGTATGTGCCATTATCAGTTTGGTTATCCAATTCCTCAAAAATAACACATGGAAGTTTAGCGTCCGTATTTGGATAAGATGCTAGAACTTTAACTGGTGAAAGGTCATTTCTTAATTTTGTTCTTATTTCATTTCCAACATCTATCATTATTTCACCCTATTCAAATGTTTATTTATAATCTGCGTAATGGAGCGTCTACCCCATAACCAAGTATCATATATGAAAGGTTTACTAGGCATACCTTTTGTATGAGCAACAATGTCACCGTCTTTACCTGTGAAAATATAATCAGCGTATTCCAAATGATGGTTTGCAGTAGGTATATAATTCCAACCATTTTCACCATGATTATTAATATCATAATCCCAAGGGTCTTTAGGATGGGGATTACTCTCACCAATAACACCTGTACCATATTCAAAGTAAAAAACTTCATCACCAGAAATTGAAATTGATATTTGATATTCATGAATCATAATATCTAAATCTTCTATTACTGTAAATGGAACATCGTATTTCATAGCATTTTCAAATAGTTTTTCTTGAAATCTATCTGCAAAATCTTCTAAACCATTATTAATAGCCTTGTCAATATTCTTTTCGTATTGCTGTATCTTTTTATATACACCTTTCATATCAAACAAGTCTACATCAAAAATCATTTTAAACCCTCTTTTTCAAAGCATAGTAAGTGTTGTTTAAGCTTTTCTTGACTTTTGAGATATAATAGTCATGTTTTCCAGAAGCGATATTTTCTACATTATAGAATACATCATCTTTTGAAAATGAAGAACCTACTGTTACCATAAGCATATCGAATTTATCATAATCTCCAAAGTTTTCTCTTGCGATAGTACCATCAGATGGATACATGTTAACTTTAGTTAAAACTGGTTCTGAATACTCCTTTATAATGTTTCCAGTATAGAAACCATCACCGTCAGTTTCTTCTACTTCACCAGTATATAAAGAAACATACATTGTCTGTTTATTCTTTTCCAAAGTCCTCATTGGCTAACCCTCACAGTAGAGAAAGGTGTTTTAGCAAATGGAGTGATTTCATTCAATAAAGATTTTGAAATTCCAGAATTTTCATACTTTCGTTCAATGCCATTTTCGCCGTGTTCAGTTTGCCCCTCTGCTCCACGTTTATTGTAAAGTTCAATTGCAATTTTAATTTGAGTTCTTTCAAAATTACTTTCAACATAATCTGTATATCTAATTTCACAAATTACATCTTTAGCTGAATCCAAATAAAACTCATAGACTTCATCACTTAGAGGAACGTCCTCGTTTAGCAGAGTTTTTAGGAGTGTCAGTTTTTCTGCGTCTGTCAACTTTCTCACCTACCTTTTTTGGAAAGGTATATCTATCGCCAAAGCGAGCCTTTACTTCTGATTCACAAAGAACTGTTCCATTTTTGAAAACTGTACTTTCTTTCACTAAAGTAATGCCAGTAGGGGAAATATTAACCCCTACTAGCGTACCTCCTGCTTCAACGAATAGCTTGTTATCTTGATATACAAACATTCGTTATACCTCCATTAACCGTTTGTGACTAGTTTAGCCATTAGGATAGATTTTGCAGGCATTTTACGTTCCCAAGATGCAGAATCTAGGAAAGTTCCGTCTGGCATACCTACGTCTGTAGTAACATCACCTTTAAAGGAGAAACCTTGTGGGTGCATCGCTTCACGAACACGAGTGTAGATGAAGTCTTGACCACCGAATTTAGCAGGGTCTCTATCCATTTCAGATGGAGTATCCACTGGAGCATCAGCCAGATTGATTGCACCATTACCCATGATAAAGGTTGTGTACTCTTTAGAACCAGTAGCATTGGTTTCAACTGGAACACCATCGTTGATGATGACAGTTTTACCATTGATTGTGCCAATTGGTAGATTTCTAGTAATACCACGTTCGTCAGTATACTTAGAGTATTCTAGCAATTGTAGGTTAGCCAAACGACTAGCAACAACGGAGTGCATGATAGCCAAAGAATAACCATCTGCATTATCACCATTAGCTTTGATACAAGCATCTTCAATAGAAGTTACACCGACTTTATTATCATCAGTTACACCACTAGCAGGTGTTGCATCAACACTAGCATTTGCTGTTACACCAGTTGTACCAGTATCAGTAAATGTGATTTCATAAGTTGTATCGAATGGGGCAATCTCTTTAGCTGTTAGTACGATAAAGTCACCGTCAACTGTAGCTGTGAAGAAAGCACCAACATCTGCATCACCATCAAGTGCAGTTTGTACTGCAAGAGCAACTTTAGCAGGAGTATCTTGACCTGCAGAAGTAACTGCAACAACAACATCTTTAGGGGAGTTAGTCATATCAGATGCAGTAACACCGATTGTAATATTACCATCAGAAGTAGCACCTGCAGTAAACTCCATTTTCTCTGCTTGGAACTTATCAGCAGTAGAAATATCAGTTGTATGCAAAGCAAAATCAGCATCGCCTGTGATACCAAAAATTGCATTTAGCAAACCGATAAGACGCTCTTGTTTTTTCTTTTGCCAATAACGAGCAACACCTGCTGTAATTTGTGCCATTGGGTCTGCACCAGAGTTAAAGTCTTTAATGAATGACTTAGCATTCCAACCTTTTTGTCTACCGTAAACAGTGCCAGACAAGCTATCACCAGTTAGGTCAGTAGTAGCGATATCATTTACACCGTTGTAAACACCCTCGTCACCACCAATGTTATTGTAGTAAGGAATTGTGAAGAAGTTAGAGCCGTTTGAAATCATATTAGCGATTTCAGAGTTATACGTTACAGCACCACTTTGCAACATATTCAAAAGCACCATATCTGGTGTATTACGCCATTCGTAGTTAAAAATCTCCGAATCATATGGGAAATTTAGATTTGTACCTGCCATAATTTATTTTCTCCTTTTTATTTCATAAATGATTTAAATAGTTCTGGGTTTTCAGTTTTTAGTTTTAGTTTTTCATCATAACCCATTTTATTAAAACTTTCCTTTGTAATTTCAGTACCACCATTACCAGAGTTTGGAGGTGGAACATTACTTAGTTCAGTTCTAACTTTAGTTTCAACGTCAGCCATAGTTGTCTTTACTACATTGATAAATCTATCAACATTAGCTGTTGTACCGTCAGCATCTTTAGTTACCATTAGATTAAGCATTTCCTCATACTTATCTTTTGGAACACCTGCTTCGGTTAGTTTTTGTGTAGCCAAGAGAAGATTACTTTGTCTTGCGAGTTCGGATTTTTCACTTTCAAGTGCTTTTACTTGTTCATCAAAATTCTTTTTAGCCAATTCTTCTGCACTTAGTCTAGCTTCGTCTTCAATTTTTTGTTTTATAGCTTCTTCTGCCAGTCTAATAGCTTCTTGTTTGTCAGTTTCGAATTTTTCTCTAGCACTAGTTACTCGTCTATCGCCCTCACTTTGCAAAAGTGCATTTACTTCCTCTTGTGTATAAGTTTTCGGTTCTGTACTCATTTTAATAATTCTCCTTAATCCTATATAGTTCAAATGCCCTATATATTATTCTACTTATATTATACCATAAAAATATAAAAATAATAACATCATCTGGGGAAAAACTTTATTCTGTTAAAGCATCCCCAGTTTGTTGTGTCACTACAGGCTCTTTTCCACCAAATTGTTCTTGCCAGAACTCTTCACCACGGCTAATATAGTCATTAACATGAGAAACTAAGTCTACAATTGCCAAACAATCAGCAGGATGTAGTGTTTTTGTAGCAATCAAGTTAGCATAAGATTGTGTTTTAACCAAAAGGTTATTTGTTTTATTTCTGCTAAACTTAATATCAACATCCAATAATGAAAGTTTATTATCACTTCTTGTACCCATGATGTTAAGCATGATTTTGAGAGCCATTTTTTCAGAACGTTTAAAAGTTAGTTCCTTATTTCTAGCTACAATTTCTAAATCTGCCCATCCATCACGAAGTTCTACTGCTTGACCAGTATCTCCACCACCAGAAGCACTATCATTTCTACTTGGAATACCAATTAGAGCGTAGATATAATCTTTTAGTTCTTCTGCAAACATAGCAACACCAGTTTGGTCTAATTGATTTGAGATAGTTTGTACTTCAACTCGACCATCACCTTTATTAACTAGTGAAATAACACCAGATGCTCTCATTTGGTCATATACTTCGGCATTAATATCAGCATTTACGAATACAACTAGTGACTGAACTAACTGTTCAATATCGTCCATACGTCCACTTTCTAGTGTATTTAGTGCATCCATAACACCAATCATTAGTTCCCAGTCACCCAATCTCCAAATATTATTAGGATATTCAACAATTGGAACACCACCAATAGAATATGGGGAGAAAGATTCAAATTCAAAATCATCTTCTTCTCCGAAAGTGAAATCTTTTGAATAAATTGTATAAACACCAAATTCTGTATAACAATAAATCTTATATCCGATTTGTTCACCAGTATTATTGAATAAACCTAGATAATTTACACCCATTAATGGTTTTTCAGCTACATTATTTTCATATACAACAAAAGTATTCTCTGGTTCTAGCATTTTATCCTCAAATGGAACTGCATCACCATAAATACCATCAGTATAGATAATTCTATAAGCTGTACCACAAATAGATTGATATTCAGCAATATCTTTATCAACACTAGCCTTATCTTCATAGGCTACAACCTTATTTAGATATGCAACTTCGTCTTTTTTAGAACCATCTAAGTCAACATACTGAATTGGAGTACCAAGAAAATAACCTGTAATTGCCCTAGTAACCATTTGGGCATGATTTATTACAATTTGATTGTTAATTTCTGGTCTAACTTCTTTTTCTTTATCCAAAATAGTTTGAATACCATTTTTATAGTCTACCAAATAGTTAATTTCAGAACGATTTAGGATATGTGTTCTATACGCTGTGGAAAGTGCTAGTTTTAAATTGTTTTCATTTCTAATATCATTTGAATTAAATTCGCTAATAATTTTTCTTCGTCCAGATAGTGTCATATTATATTCCCAACCTTTTTCTATCTAAAATTTTGATACTCATTCCACTCAAATCTTGGTGGAGTTGAGCCAACATAGCCAGTGCATCTGGTGCGTCATCATGTTTGTTCTTACCAGTTTGAGTAAATGAGAATGTGTTTTTCATAAACTTATCATATTCGCTATTTTTAGCATAAGTGCTTGGATGCCTAAATATGAATTGCTTTTTAACGTAATCACTATAAGTTATAATCTTAACCATTTTATTATTACTAGAGAAGAATGTTCGAACAGATGTTCTAGCACCTTTCTCTTTTAACAAGTCTTGTAAGTTTTCAGCATAATAGTTACCACCGTTATTCATTTCAACATCACCACGAACCACTTTATGGTCTGCCCATTTTTCAGCAACTCTAGGTCTAGTTATCTCTGGAAGTCTATTATCAAAAATAACATCGTCAACATATACAAAATCACCATGAACATAACCAATAGGACTAGCAACATTGTCTATACCCATATTTTTACTATCACAAATAGAAATGATAGAATCTGGTTGTTCTTCTGGTAATGTGAAATAATATTGCAATTCGTCTTTTTGATACAATAAACCCTCACGTTCAATTGGTTCTTGCATATATAGAGCGTTAAAACTTAATTCATCCATAGAATCTTGTTGTTGTTTATAATAATTAGTATCAAAACCACCGTGAAAATTAAAAGCACTTTCACCATCTTCGTCAAAACAAGGTAATTTAATAGATTTGCAACGTGGATTATCCTCATTATCAATATCTAAACGTGAGATAGGGTCATGAACGCTCCATCTTGTAGCAACATGAATTTCTTTACAACCCATTTTCTTTCTTTGTCTTGCATTGACTGAATAAGTTTGATATAATTTTTCCAAACGTGTAGGTGACATAGCTTCTTCAATACCAGAAACCATATCATCGCAGTACAGATAGTTACCTGCTTCTGCACGACCTGTCATAGAACCATTAATTGGAACAAATGTGATACTTGGGTATCTTTTTTGTACTTTGAGCCAAATTTCTTCACGCTTTGCGTTTTGGTTTACTAAAGGGGATTCTGGAAACATTGCTAAATACCGTTCATGCTGAACTATTTCCATAACACCGATATAGAAACTTGAAGTAATACTATCAGAATATGATGTTGCAAGCTGTGTTTGCTCTGGATGCCTACCAATAATCCACGCTAGAAAACGTATTCCATATGTGGTTTTACCAACCCTAGGAGGGCAGGAAACCAATAACAAATCGTACTTGTCATAAATTTCCATGCCGTTAAGTCCATCTACCAACTCTGCCATACAATCTTTTCGGTGGTCGTGGAAACCCCTGTTTGGGTCGGTCTTATCTTCATCGAACTCCAAATATTCATTGAACGCACCAAAATCATACGGTGCAATCAAACATAATATCTGCTCATACAACTCATAAACTTCCAAAAGTTCTGTTGGAGTTTTTTCGCTGTCTAATAATTCCTCTTTTAGTTTCGGGATAACCTCATTTTTATAATGCTCAACTTGTTCAATATCCATTTAAACACCACCAATATACACGTTGTGAGCATTACTTAACGCTGTAATATATTCTTTTAAACTTTCATTTAATTCTGGTAGTCTTTTTTCAAATTCTTTAACATAGTCACTGTCTATAAAACTACTTGGTTGAAATTTTAATTTCTCCATAATACACTTACATCCTTTTTCTCACCAGACAACTTAATTACTGGAAACTTAGTGTTGCTTTTCGGAGTATACAACCCTTTCAAAGCGTATCCACCAAGCATCTGATAACTAGGTACTGTAACGTGGGTAAATTCGGCAATTCGCACAACCTCATTGTGACTATCTACAACAATCTTAGCAGGGAAATCACATTCGGGACTATGTGTGTGTCCAGTAACAAATACATCCGTACCATCAATGCTGTATCCAAAGTTAGAAACCTTGTTTCTACTACCACCGTGAGCCAGAGTGAATACATAACTACATTGTCTATCCTTTTTTCTTTGTCCTAAATTTACTTTAATAAAAGCCATATTTTCTCGGTATAAATCTTCCAAATCTAGTTTACACATAATATCATAAAGTGGACAATCACCTGTGAGCATCGTACTTCTATAACAGTGATTACCTTGGACTACACCGAGAATCCTGTCTTTTAGGGGTCGCAATTCTTCCAATAGAAACTCCTTAGCTTGTCTGGGAGACATTGCATTATCATAGCAGTTACCTTTACTATTTTTCAGCGTATTATCCAACATATCTCCGACAATGACCACATAACCGTTTGGGTCAGCCAATACAATTTCTTTCCATTTTAGCCACATAGCCAAGTTACATTCGGTACTACCAACGTGTAAATCCCCGATGGGGTAAATGTTCATTTCGCTCATACCTCTACCGAATTTATGCTTAATCAACTCAAAATCATGTTTCATTTTCATACTCCCCTTAATTTAATTAGAAATGTATGAAATGCGTCCAATAAAGCATCTTTTAATTCACGAATACGAATATTAAGTTCCTCCGAATACTCAACCAATGTCATTTCGCTTTTAGGTTTCATTTTCATACTCCCTTTTTAATTTCTTTCTCTATTATAGTGTACCAGAAATACCTTGATTTATTAACATCTTACAACCCTTTTTAATTTTTTTCAGAAATTTTAAAAAACTATTGACAAGATTTAAAATCTATGATATAATATATTTATATTAAAAAAAAAGGAGATATTAAAATGATTATAAACCCAATTGATGTTGAAGTTACAAGAGGACTTGAATTATACAATTATATAATTAATAAAATAGAAACAGCAAAGAAAAATGGAAATAAGAATTGTTCAATACACTGGAATGAAATTTCCAAATATACTGGACGCTCCACCGAAATCGCATCTAAATATTTAATTAGAATGGGTTTTTATTGTAAAGAAGATTTTATGAATCCCTGTACTTTCAATATATGTTGGTAGGTTTCTTTTTTAATTTTTTTGAGAATTTTTAAAGGTGCTTTTTTATTTTTTGAGGGTGATAAGGGGAGTGATGGGGCGGTTTTCTTTAACACGCTAAAGGGGTAGGGTACTACTGTGCTAAAGTGTGCATAAAAATACAAGGGAATTGTATAAATATACAACTCCCCTGCAATCTGTCAAGTATTCAATTTTATCATGTGATATAGTATCATGAATGGTAATAACAGGATGAAAATGAACTGTCCTTTATTCCTCACTTTCTGCACATGGAGTATCATATGGCGAAGTAATTTCTTTTTTATATCTGTCATAATTCATAATGACATACTGTGCATTGTAACATGCCTGTATATTTGATATTTGCACTAGATTGTCAGTCAGTGGGTCATATTGATACATCAAATCGTTGCTTGCGATATATACATCATCGTCCAAATCAATCTCCTTGAAGATGCCATTATCTAGCAGTAATGAACCACTAAAAGGTAGTTGGTGTCCAAGTGCTTGCATTCTCTCATAATTGAATTCTAAACTATCATCATTTTTGGTAGAGTAGTCATAATATTCGTCATACCAACCATATGAGGAGTATGCCCCTTTATAACTCCATGTTTTGGAATAGCTGTGTGTAAAGTTACTATATAACCAACCGTCACACTCATTGAATGCACCAAATACAATCATATCTGTGGTGTCCATAAATAGCCATTTAGCACCACTGTCCGTAATATAAGGGATAAATGCCTTGCGTTTAAAAAACGCCTTGTCAAGAGCCTTAGGGAACGCCAGACGGTCTTTAATATACTGCATAGTGTCGGAAAAGGTGCTTTTATATGGAATGTCAATTGAGGTAACCCCATTCATGGCACAAATTACATCTGTTCGACCTTTTAAGGCTGTCAATCGTTCGTCAACGGCTGTCACTGGGAATGGATGCGTGTTTTCCTGTGATACACCCCCATGTGTTGAAATACGATAATGCAATAGTAGTTGCACATCTTCCAAATTGTAACGGTCAATAACTAGCTTCTGTAGCGTGTTCTTGAATGTATCAAAGGTCATAAAGCCTTTTCTAAATCGTACATGTTTATCTCCCTTTACGCAGAACGCAAAGCCTGCTCCATCGTCGTTATTGTCAAAGCAATTTCTGATTTTTTCCCAATCCAAAGTGTTGATACCGTATGGCTTTCCTGCAATAATACACATAATATTTTTCTCCCTTATATTTAAAGTTTAATTTCTGTTATTCTTGAATCAATGCCCAATTTATGGCAATAGTTGTTAAAATTATCAGATGCACCTGCGAAAATATCTTTCCATTTTGCGTTATAACATGTTTCCATATCATGGTTTTTTGCGTACTCTGTGAACAGGTCAACCCATTCCAAAGATGCAAGGAAAGTATTGGTATTTAGTGTTCCCTTAAAGAAACGAAATTCCACAGTAGCGTTATTTCTGATATTTATGGCTTGATATCTTGCGTAGGCATTATCCTCGATAATGTCGTTTACATTGCAATCTTCCAGTAATGATTTACTTTTATTCTTTTTTGCCCACTGGTCAAGACCGTCGTACTCCCTGCGTGAAAATGTTACAACATCGTCCCATATTTTATCAAGCATTACAATCATTCGTGCGATTGTGGGGTTTGCATTGTTGTATTCATCCCTTAATGCTTTTCGTGATACATGCACATGCAGTCCACAAGTATCCACATCATGACTGCGTAAATCATGGAACGCTAGTTGAGAAAATGCAGTTTTGTAGTCCTTTTGCATATGGTATGCTAGTGTGGCAGGCTGTGTAGCAATCTCGAAGCCGTCAGACAATGAGCCGTCATATTTGCACTCTATGAAATTTTCACCTAATATTTCTAAAGCACTTATTGCTCCTTTGTTCTTTTCACAACCGATACTTTCAACTTCCAACTCGATACCAAAATACTTGTCGGTTTCCTCTCCGTCCAGTTTGTAAAAATGGTCTGCTTCTGTGTGTCCATAACCCCCAATCACTGAACGATTTTCGTAACATTCGTTACAGTAGTAGTCCCCACTAAATTCTACGCTTTCATCAATTTCGATGAAATTCCCACATTCATAACATTGCCGATAGTGTTCGTATATACAACTGTTACACATTCTTTCCCCGTTTGGTGCTTCCATTACATCCCAACTGCGTACATATTCATTGCAGGTTTCGCAATGTATGAGAACCTCTCTCGCACATTCTCGGCAGTATTGTCCACCACTTGCTCGTGTGCTAGTTCTTTTCTTGTGCCAACAACCACAATTTTCGCAATGATGATAATTTTCCGATGCACATTCTCTACATATGAACCCATCACCAGTTATGAACATATCAGATGTTCCATGATGGATTTTCCCACAGTCATGACATTCCCAACCATTAAAAACTTGCTCGTCAGTCATGTAAATTTGTAATAATTCTTGTGATAACTGCATACCACCTCTGCGAAGTCCGTAATGAATAGAACCGTCCACAACTGTAATTCCAGTAACACGAAACGCTTTTCTACGCTTGAAGCGTTTACGCAGTCCGTCAGTCATTTCTATGCCACCGTAAGTCCTGCCAACTCTTAGATATGGTTTCAGCGTTACAAAATCCCCACGCTTAAATAATGGCATTTCGTTCTCATTTGGGTCAACGAAATAAGTGCCTCTTGCCCACAACCATGAATTTTCTACCACTCTCACATGGTCACCCTCGCTAACGCTTTCAATGGTCATAAGTTCGTTTGCTCGTGTTCTCATATCAGAATTGATATTCACACCGTTTATTTGATATGGGACTTCATCAATTGATGCGATTACTCGGACTTTCATACCTGCATAAAGTTGCATTTTCAAAATCTCCTTTTAATTACCAGATTGTTTTAATGTATTCGCTGTATGAGGTGTTACCCCCATGTAATTTGTGGGACAGCCATAACAGGCTTTCAAATAATAAGTAGGTCAACGCTACGGCAGTAGTCACCATACAGGCAAGCATAATTTCAATCATTTTGAACCTCCTTTCACATCATTTACAATTGTAGAAATTGCATTTTGAATTTTTCCAATCTCCTTATATGCGTTTACTGCTACGATTGGATTATCCAACATTTCAGAACAAGCATCAAGAATAGCCATCAATTGTTTTACCATTTTTTCACCCCCTGTTTTGTGTTTCGTGTTTAGCACTCTTTTAGTATATCACCACTTTTCCATAATGTCAAGAACTTTTTTTGAGCTTTCCAAATCCGTTTGGTGGTCGAAGTCAATCGCCAGTTTCCAACCCTGTTTGGTGTGTCGCTCGTTTGAACTGTTTATATCTTAATCCATAAATGTGAACTAGATATGAACAAATTATGAACAAATTATGAACATTCCAAAATACAGGGGATACATATATAAATGCGTGTGTATGTGCGTGTGTGTAGCGTGTACGACGCTTAAAACGCTCTCACAGGCTCTCACAGGCTCATATAGAGCATTTAAGGCTATGGGGTATATACTGACCCTCACAGACTCTTAAAACGCTTTACAGGGGATTATAGACGCTTTACTAATTTAGCACTTTAGTTCGTGAAAGTTTTCGGTCCACTTTAGCACGCTAAATCGTTAGCACTTTAGTGCGTGAAAGTCTTGCATCCAGATATTACCACCTCCCCATATATACCTAAAGAGTTTGAAAGCTGTGCCTTATAGAGTTTGAAAGCTGTGAATGGCTCTGTGACGCTCTGAGAGGCTCTACAACGGCTTTTAAGGTACAGGGGTATATAAACATACTGCTAGGGGTCTTAAAACGCATTCTACGGCTTACAGGGGCATAACAAAAGACACCCACCATAATAGTGAGTGCCTAATGCAAGAAAGGGAGAATTATGAAATGCAGTTTAGCGTCTTGCCAAGGACGTATAGAGTTTGAAAACTACCCAATTATAATATCCATATTATTTCAACCCCATTTGTTTAATTTTATCAGCCACTTCATCAGCAGACACTTTTGTATCCGATGTGATTTCGACCTTTTGGTTTTCCACATAGTTATATTGTGTTTTAAGTTTGAACATTTGTGGTACTGGTTTGTTATCCAATTTAGCATGGTAAACCATTTCCATAATTTTCATTGCTCTATTCAAAACTTTGTATTTGACACAATACTTTTCTTCTCGCAACCACCTAGAAAATTGTCCATCGCTAACATTTAACCATACGATTAAAGCAGGTCTTGACGGTTCAAGATTTATTTCCTCGCACGTTTCAAAAAATTCGTTCACACTTTGTTCAAATTCTTCGTCCGTCCATTTACCTTTATATTCAATCCTATTATCCAAAAGAATACGAGTTTTAGCCATAACAGATTGCGTTAAATCGTCGGCTTGAAATTTAGCCAACTTAGCATCATCAAAGTTTTTCAGTCCTGCGTTTTCTGCACAGGTATGTTTTCCTTTACTTGGTCTAGGCATAATGTAAATCCTCCATTCATAGTAATCTCTATACTTTTATTATACCATAAACCAATAAGAAAAATAACATCATTCTTCATAAATAAAATCAAGAAATGACTTGACGCAATTATGGACTGCAAAACATAATAAACCGACAATAACTAACACACAAATAACTAGAAATATTACTCCAAAAATTACCATTATTCTCACCCACCGTTAAAAATCTATTTCAACATTTCAGAAACTACTGCCAAAGTCGCTCCAATTATACCACCTAAAACCATACACTGTACAACTCCCATTTTTACACCCCCATAAACTGTAACCAACAAACGTACAGTCCACCGACTAAGATACCAGAACAAAATGCCAGTAAATGTTTATTCATAATTTTAATACCTCCGAATTTATTCTTCCATCAAACCAATGTTTTTACTAGCTAATAATAAACTTTCATATAATGAACTCTCCTCAAATTTTTGCAACTCCACTTTAACCGCGTGTCTTTCATAAAAAGCTTCAATCGCTGTACTAGTTGTAAGTCCCAATGAAGCCGTGATTAAAGTCAATTCTCTCCCACTCAATTCCAGTGTGTACTGTTTCTTATAAATATTCTCTTTTTCCATATCTAAGATTTTCATTTTTCATTTTCCTTTCATAATTAAATATATCCCACCTTAACGGAACTAACAATAATCATAAACAAATGTTCCAGATTTTCTATCCTCACAAGCCAATCGTCTATTACCTTGAATTTTGGTTACACAATGTTTGCAATTACTTCCACTAATGCGATATAATTTTTCATAAGCAGTTTTCACTTTTCTTCTAGCTTTTTTATTAACCTTACTCTTAAAATTAGCCATACCTAAAAAACCTCCTTAACAGATATAACAGAAATAACAGCACTTTCCTACCTCTTTATATATTACTTTTATTTACTATTATACTTTATTTATTATCTTTTATTGTTAGTAATAGAAAAAGAATAATATATATAGTATATAAAGGTGTAGAAAAGCACCATATAGCACAAGATGTAGTGGTTCAAAATCCTAACGGACACTAGAGAAGAACCGTTAAAACAACTGTTAGCTATCCGTTAAAATCCCAACTGTTAGCCTATTTGTTACTCTTTTGTAATCATTTCATCAATATTACAAGCCGTTTTTATATCAGTAACGGATGAAACGCTAATTTCTAACAGAATAGATTTACGGTTTTCACTACAATCTAAAACAAAATTTGGGTATGAAATGCGATGAAGTCTACCTGTTAACTCCTCTAAAATAGATACTTTGCTACCACGTCTGAATATATCGTATTTACCATAATTCTTATCATAAGTCAGTTTTACTTCATTATCGACCATGAAAATTTCGCCTTTAAACTCCAAACATTCAATGTGTTTTACTTCATTTTCCATTATTTTCTACCATCCTTAAATTCATTTTTATGTGATTCAATCCACTTTTCTATCGCAAAATCGTAACATCCTGTTTCAATTGGAGTATCACATTTACTTGGAATACGGTAAAAATAACAACCGTAATCGTTGCTATATCGTCCGTTTTCACACACTGATTTGATTGCTTTTTCAGTTACGGTCATTTTCCCTCACCAAACCTCTCATATAATTCCTTAATTTTAGATTTCGCCACCAACAAACCATCACTTTTTGTACCTTTGCAAATCCTATATTCATTCATTTTCTTAGTCAACTCCTGTTGTATAATATCATATTCAAATTTAGTCATTTTAACTACCTTTCTTAGTAATATTTAATATAAAATTAGCATCTTCAACAACTCTTTGCTTGTCAAAACCCTCTAATCTTGGGTAAAGTTGCATTCCAGTACCAATTTCAAAGTCATAAAACGCTGAATGATACCGAGATTGCTTAAATTCATCTGGAAAATCGTTCATCATACCGTATAATTGGATGCAATTTCCGTCATAAACTTCATCGGAACAAACATTCTGGTCTAAATCATAGTAGATGTATGAGTGTACTAACAACCACCGTTCCAGTAGGTTTATTTTTTCAACAATGCTAAATTCTTTTCTAAAAGTCAAGTTAAATCCCCCTTAAAACCAAATCCATTTCAAACAAGTAACAAATAGTGATAATACAAACGACGCAAATGTAAATAACAATGGAATATAAGCCAAACACATTAGAACATTTTCCGTTTTAGTATCTGGTTTTGCACAACACCCACATAATCCAAATATGAAAAAGAATAAGAACGATGTCCAAAACATTTTTACGATTACATCAGCAAATAATATCATTTAATATCTCCTTAAAAACTAAATCTACAAGCACTAAATCTACAAGCACTAGCACCAACAATTCCGTTCTCGTCAGCATCATCACTCTCATTGATACAAATATGACACCCATCAACTGGTCTTTCAACATCATTTTCATCTTTCTCAATGAGTTTTAGGCAGTTAGCATCTTCATTAAAAAACCAACCATGACCCTCTGGACACTCTCTGTTACAATCATGACCTTTGATATGATTATCAAAATGAACCCCAATTCTGCAGAAATTACTATCAATAGCAATCACAGTTCCATAA